AAAAGCCGCCCTAAAAAGCGGCTTTCATTTTTTCTACACATGGATAATTATGTGTAATTTAGTTTATGAACATAGTAGTAGATTTATCTGAAATTATTGCAAAAAAAAGACAAGGCCCAAAGAGTTCTGCTCAAACTCCTGCAAAACCAGAAGAAAAGAAAAAAGGTTCTAAGATGAATGAACCCGGATCTGCTGGAACGACTCCAGATGCAAAAGAGAGAGCAAAAGAAGTTTTAAAAAGAAAAGACGAAAAACAATTAGTTAGTAAAGCTGAAATTACTTTTAGTGAAAAAGTAACTAACGCTTTGAAAGAAAAAGTTAAGAATCACAACGCTAAACATTCTAAGAAAGTAACTCTTGGACAATTAAAGAAAGTATATCGCAGAGGTTTAGGCGCATTTAGTGCAAGCCACAGACCTGGACAATCAAGAGCGGCTTGGGCTATGGCAAGAGTGAACACGTTTCTAAGAATGCAAAGTGGCGGCAAAGTAAAAGATTCTTATCGTCGTGCAGATCAAGACATAGCTAATTAAAAACATGAACGACAAAATAGTAGATATTTATTCATTTAATGATTTTGAAGATGCTGATTTTAATGAAGCTCTTTCTGATTTAAAAGAATTTGGTGTAAATGAAAATGAACTAAATTTAAATTTCATCAATACAGAGGATATTAATGAATATAGTAACTAAATTATTAAGCTATCAAAACCAAGTAAAAATATTACATTGGCAAACAACTTCTTATGCAGAACATAAAACCTTAGATGGTTTATATGGAGATTTGTCTGGACACATTGATGAATTTGTAGAAATTTTTATGGGCAAGTATGGAAGAGTGCTTGCTCAAAATACTTTTAATTTAATTTTAGAGAATTATAAAAATATGCCTCCAGCGTCTTTAATGTCAGATATGGAGAATTATCTAATAAATGAATTGCCAACGATGTTAGATGCAAAAAAAGACTCAGATCTCTTAAATATAAGAGACGAAATACTTGGATCAGTAAACAAAACAAAATACCTTTTAACATTAAAGTAATTCAAAATGAATATATCAGTCAACTTCAGCAGTGAAATAAAAGCTTCTAAAGATAAGAAGGCTCTAAATAAACCATTTAGAACTCCTAAAGGTCCAAAGAAGTTTTCTGTTTATGTAAAAAATGAAAAAGGTAACATTGTAAAGGTGAACTTTGGCGATCCAAATATGGAAATAAAGCGCGACGATCCAGCCCGTCGCAAAAGCCTTCGCGCTCGTCATCAATGCGACACAAGTCCCGGTCCAAGATGGAAAGCTAAATATTGGTCTTGTAAAATGTGGGAATCGAAAAAGTCTGTAACTGATTACACTTCAAAAGGCGGCGTAGATGATATAGTTCATCAATGGGATGGAATTACTTTTTGGGAAGAGTCTGATCTATTAAAAATGTGTCCTCATTTATCCCAAGCTCAAGAAATTACTGAGGAAATTGAAACAGAATCCGAAGATTCAAACGAAGAAGCTTCTGAAATGGCGATGGCGCAACTAGCTTATATTTCAGATTATTCTAAAGATTTGCTTGATAAACTTCGTGCCAATCCTTCTTTAGGTGAAGAAATTGAACCTTGGGTACTTAGTAAGATAACAATAATGGAAGATTATTTATTTTCTGTTTATAATTATCTTATTTACTCTGACACTTCAAAAGGTGAAACTCCTGAAAAAGAATCAGAAATGGAAGCTGGAATGCGCGTTTTAAATATTAACGCTTCCTGCAAACATTATAATAGCGAAGGAGTAATCAAAGAAATTAAAGATCTTCCAGATAACATGGGCAAAGTAATAGCCTACGAAGTTATCAATGACGGACAAAACTTTAAAAAAGGTGATATTTTAACAAAAACAATAGATCAGATCAAAATCCTAGAAGGAACTAAATAATATGAAATCTAATTTTAAATTCGATAATAAAAACTTCATCGCTGAAATCTCTATTTCCAATATGATGGAAGATGATGAAATGGAAATGCACAGCGAATATATGAGTGAGTGTATGATGAAAGATGATTCTTTAATCAACACTGCTGGAATGTCTACTAGTGACGCTAAGTATATGTGCGGCATGTCATACATGAAAAACCGTCCCGTACTTACTGAAATGGCTGGACAGCTAACAGAAAAGCAAAAGACTCTTCCTCCCGCTATTCAAAAAGCAATTCTAAAAAGAATGCAAAAGAAAGGCAATTTAAACGAAGAGGGCAAGAAAGAATCTGGAGAATATCCTGAAGCTGAAAAATCTGAAGCTGCTCAAATCGCGGTATTTCCTCAAGAATCCGCGCCTTCAACTGGAGAGATTAATCCTCATCTTATGAATGAAGGAATTAAAATTGATGAAAAGTTAAAAGCCGAACAGTTAGCAGACGCTCCAAAAAATCCAGGTTTACAAAGCGCAGGTTTTGATCCAAAAACAGCTTAAATAAATTAAATTTAAAAAACCGCTGGGCAACCAGCGGTTTTTTTGTTGACATTTGCAAAGCTTGATGTACGCTACACAAGCATGGAAGAAGTTCCAAAAGAAAAGAAGCCTAGAAAAAGGGTAAAAGATTTTTATCCCTCAGATGTAATTGAAAGGACCGTATTTCCTGTCCAGAATAATAATACATTCTGGAAAAAAGAAAATGCTCTCTTTAAAAAATTGATTACAAAATATCCAAACAAAGACTTCTGGAAAAAAGTTCAGTTAAAAACTGTTCCTTCTTTAGCGATTTATATTAATGCTGAAGCAGAATATCTAAGATTAAAATACCAAGAGTTTCATTTTCAACCAGAAACTGCTAAAGAAGAAATAAAGCTTGGAGACAAAGTTGGAGAAGATTATAATACTACGAAGAAACCCAAATCACTAAAAGACTTTCTAAAATGAGTAAAAAAGCAAAAGAAGAAATACAACAAAGTAAGATTTTAACATCGCAAGAGCAAATGAGTAGTTTTTTAAAATCAAATAAAGACTCTCATTATAATTTTGAAGACACTATTGAATATCGCGTTTCAAGCGGAAGCCTTCTTTTTGATTATAAACTGGGCGGCGGTTTAACTACAGGTCTTCATAGATTTGTAGGTATCAATGAAGGCGGAAAGACTAGCTGCGCTCTTCAATTTATGAAGAATTTCTTGGATCAGCCTACCAAGAGAAAAGGTTTTTATATCAAAGCCGAAGGGCGACTCAGTAAAGAAATGATTGAGCGTTCTGGAATCAAGTTCGTATTCTCTCCTGATGAATGGGTGGAAGGAACGTGTTTTGTTTTTGAATGCAATATTCACGAAACTGTATTTGATGCGTTTCGAGAACTTGTTCTTAAGAACGACGAAGCTCTCAGATACTTCTTTCTTCTTGATTCTGTAGATGGTCTTATCAGAAAAGGTGATTTAGATAAAACCTTTGAAGAGTCTCAGAAGGTTGCTGGTGGGGCAGTCATTGCTGCTGACCTTATGAAGCGTTTATCCATCGCTTTGCAAAAGCGCGGACATATCGCCATATTCATCTCTCAAGTTCGCGCTGATATTAAATTAGATCCTTATAGTAAAGCTCCGATTCGCCAAACAACCGCGACAGGTGGTAACGCTTTGTTACATTTTGCAAACTGGATTGTAGAGTTTGACGCTCGTTTCAAGGGAGATCTTATTCTTCAAGACGAAAAAGCTAATTACGACGAATATAAAAATCCATATATTGGTCACATCGTTAGGGTTACAGTCAAGAAGTCCCCTAACGAAAAAACTAATTCTGTCATTCGATATCCAATTCGATACGGCAGAAAGAACGGATCTTCTAATTGGATCGAAAAGGAAATCTTTGATTTTCTTTTGATGTGGGGCTTTGCAGAACAAAAGGGAGCTTGGATCAATTTCGATGAAGACTTTCTAAATATATTAAAAGACGCTGGCTTCCTTGATTTTCCTGAAAAAATTCAAGGCACAGCTAAGTTTGAATCTTTGATAAATGAAAATGAAACTCTAAAGAAATTTCTATTTAAATACATTAGCGATAACATACTAAATTTTACAGATGGAATTTCTGACTCTCAATAATAAAAAGAAACGCTGCAAAAATTTGAAGAATTATCTTATAGATTGGGATTCTTCAAGTAGGAGCAAGTTGCAAAAAAAGGTAAAAGATTTTTTATATAAATACTGGTCTCGTAGTATTGTATTCGAAGAGTTTCCTATCGTTGGCACTCGTTTGAGCTTGGACTTTTATAACGCCAATAAAAAGATAGCTATAGAAGTTCAAGGCAGACAACATCAGAAATACGTCGAATTCTTTCACGCAGATAGAATTAATTTTCTTCATCAATTAAAAAGAGATAGAAAGAAAGAAATCTTTTGTGAAAAGAATGGCATTATTCTTGTTACAATATTTGAAAACGAAGAAATCACAACTTCTTTATTTGAATCTCAAGGTGTAATATTATAATAATAAATGAAAAAAGAACAGAACTCAGAAAATTTTAAGCAGTTTAAAATACCTGAGAATTATTTTAATAAATTATTTGAGTTCACTGGGTCAGACGATTCATCTAAGGGATTTATAGTTGCTTACGTTTCTCAAGATGGCTGTCCAGTAATATATACTAAAGTTGCAAGTTCAATCGTAGAAATGGGATTGAGAAAAGCTTTAGAAAAATATTTAATTGAAGCCGAAAACAACGAAGAAAGTGTTGACATGAGCGACGAGTAGGTGTAACCTTCGTAAGAATGATCTTTTCTTACGAATTGGAAACACAGTTGCTCGCTGGATTGCTTAAATATCCAGAAAAGTATTTAGAAATATCGGCCTTCATTTCAGAAAAAGACTTTTGGAATGAAGGTTCTAAAATTAATCGTACCCTTTTTAAGGTACTAAAGCAAGCTGTCGAGAATGGAGAAAATATAGATGACATTGTTTTAACTCAACGTGTCAAAAGTTTAGGCATCTCATTCGAAGACAATATAGAGCCTTTAGATTACATCCAATCCCTCTCTCTTCGTAAAATCGCTAAAGACACTGTTCTGTCTACAGCGAAAGAACTTAAGAAGTTCACTATGAGACGCGAGATTTATTCTTGCTGTTCTGACATCGGCAAGAAAATGCGATCTCTTCCTTCTTCTACTGATTACGCTGGAATCATCCAAACAGCAGATGAGATTTATAATGGTCAAATTAATCTTTATGAAACAGGTGTAGACAAGCCCGTAAATATTTACGAGAATATGGAAAACCTTATTGAAGAGAGAGGAAATAATCCAATCGATCAATTTGGTTATGAAGGTCCGCATCCGAAGCTACAAGGTATGTACGGATCGTTGTTGAGACCGGGAAACATCACGGTTGTTGTTGCTCGTTCGGGCGTTGGCAAAACTCAGTTTTGTTTAGACTTCACGACAAAGGCTTGCGCTCGTTACGGTCTACCTCTTTTACATTTTGATAATGGCGAAATGAGCGAAGAAGAATTGATTAACCGCCAATGCGCTGCACTCAGCGGAGTTCCTTTGCATTTAATTGAAAGTGGAAACTGGCGTAAAGCTGGAGAATCTATCGTTGATAAAGTGAGATCTGTATGGGACAAAGTAAGAAAGCAAAAATTATTTTATTACAATGTCGGCGGCATGAATGTTGATGCTCAGATTAATCTTCTTAAGCGATTTTATTATTCTGAAGTTGGTCGTGGTAATCCTTTGGTTTTTAATTTTGATTATATTAAAACCACTTATGAAAACTCTTCAAACAATAAAAGCGAACATCAAGTTGTCGGTGAGCTAGTCGATAAATATAAGAAATGCATTCAACGCGAAATTGTCAGTGATTCTGGACCATGCATTTCGATGTTCACTTCAGTACAATCCAATCGAACAGGCATTGTAAATAATAGACAGTCCGCCAACATCGTAGACGACGAAAGCATTGTTTCTCTGTCTGATCGCATTACTCAGTTCTCATCACATATGTTTATTCTTCGCAACAAAACGAATGATGAACTTCAGAATGAAAAAGGATTTGGAACTCATAAATTCATTAACGTAAAAGCGAGACATTTGGGAAAAGATGTGTTTAGTGCAATTAATCCTGTAAAAATGCCAGATGGCAGTTTAAAGAAGAATTTTGTAAATCTAGATTTTAACAACTTCGCTATTACTGAAAAGGGTGATCTACGAGATATCGTAGATGGTCTAAGCGCAACTGCATCAGTATCAAATGATGGTGATGACGATGTTCCGAATCTTAGCTAACATGAATATAGATCAAGAAAAAATAGAAACTATTCTTAGTCAGTTAGGTTATAATCTTACTGATAGAGGTTCTTATTGGCAGACTAATGCTATCTATAGAGATGGCGACAATCGCACTGCTTTGCAAATCTGGAAAGATACCGGCATTTGGCGCGATTTCGTTGCAAATACCGGATACATGCCATTTAAAAAGCTTCTATCCCTAAGTGCAAGAGACAATGATGCCGAAGTAGATCAGTTGATTAAAGATTTAGAAAATAATGAAATATCAGATTTCGAACGAAAACCAATTCAAAAAATGCAAGTAGAACAATTTTTCGATCATGATGAAGTCGAAACGCTGCTTCCTCATTATAAGTTTTATAATAATAAAGGCATTTCAGACTCCACTCTGAAACTTTATAATGCTGGATTTTCCATGTCTGGAAAAATGAATGGACGATTTGTTTTTCCTGTTTATGATGAAAATTCTAAAGTGATTGGTATTACTGGTCGTCATCTTCTTTGGAAAGATACCAGTTCTATTTCTAAATGGAAACATATCGGCAAAAAGTCAAGCTGGATTTATCCTATTAATTTAAAAGTAAATGGCGAATCTAAATTTCAAAACGCCGTTGAAACTACAAAAGAAATAATTCTTATTGAAGGTATAGGTGACAGCTTGGCGTTATCTGAGCAAAATATATATAATCATCTTGTTGTATTTGGTCTTGAGATAAGTTCTAAACAAATCGCTTATCTGATGTCTCAGAATCTCAACAAGATTACTATATCTACAAACAATGATTCTGATAAAATTTCGAATAGAGGATTGGAAGCTGCGATTAAAATCTATCTTAAACTTACTAATTTCTTTGATGTTTCTAAATTAGAGATCAGACTGCCTGTTACAAAAGATTTTGGCGATATGCTTGAGAATGAAATATCTATCGATAGATGGAGAAATAAAAGAGTGAATCGTGTCAGTCAAATTGAATATATCATTAAGTATTTATATAATAACAAGGACAAAAGTTCATTCAACAAGATTGATATTTTAAAGAACTATAAAGAACAACTGAATGCCGAAAGAAACTCTATCTGCCAGCAAAATCAAGACGCTTAAAGCGTGTTCTTGGCAATATTGGTGCAAATATCACCTTAAGCTCCCCGATAAAACCAACAGTGGAGCTTTAAAGGTGATAC